TGAAGTATTAAACGATGGCACACCAGAATTCTACGGAACAGAAGAAGAGTGTCAATCATATATAGACAACTTGTAGGAATACGCTTATTTGTATTATATTTGATATTATTATAAAATCTTTTAAAATGGCGAAAGCAAAGAAAATCACAAAGAAAGAACTAGAACTAGTTCAGGAAAGCGTAAACAAACTTAACCAAGCTAAACTAGCTTTGGCAGATGTTGAGTTGCACAAGTTGCAGGTTTTAACAGCGGTGCAAACTGCTCAGCAAGAGATCCAAGTTCAACAAAGAGCTTTGGAAGAAAAGTACGGATCTGTTTCTATCAATTTATCAACCGGAGAATTTAAAGAAAATGAGCAAGCTGATTCGTAAGATCAGCATTGGTAGAGATTATAAAAACGAAGCTATGCATTACTCTGTAGGCCAAGAGGTCTACGGAGGGCATACGATCGAAAGTATCGTTGAGGAAAACGATAGGTTTAGTATTTACATTAACAAGAACAATGAGACTATACCTTGGAAAGACTTTAACAAGAACATGGGTATAGCCGTTGAGTATAATCTAGAATACTAATGAGATCTGTATTTGATTTTGTTGTAACACCGAAAGGATCCAGAACAACCAGTAAGAAGTCTGTAGGCGATAAAGAGCTTATACTTAATACTGATGTGCAAAACCACTCTTATGTAAATAGGGTTGGTACAGTTGTAGGTATACCAATTGAGGGTTGTGGCGGTGTTCAACCAGGTGATGACGTAATAGTACACCACAATGTGTTTCGCAGGTTTTATGACGTTAGAGGCAACGAAAAGAACAGTAGAAGCTACTTCGATGAGAAGACATATTTCTGTGCACCAGATCAAGTCTATATGTACAATAGAGATGGTAAATGGAATACATTGGAAGGCTTTTGCTTTGTAAAACCAGTAGAGTCTGATAATATGTGGTCTATGGCTACTGAGAAAAACTGCATAGGTGTTCTCAAGATCATAGGTGATGATTTAAAAGACCAAGGTTTAGAAGTTGGAAGCGTGGTGCGTTTTAGGCCACGCAGTGAATATGAGTTTGTAGTAGAAAACGAGAGACTGTACAGAGTACACTCATCTGAGATTACTTTAGATTATGGGCATAAAAGAGACGAAAAAGAGTATAATCCAAGCTGGGCACAAGGCGGTTGAAGAGCTGATTAAAGTTGCTGAGGAAAAGATTATTACACACTCTGAAGATGATGTGTCTGCTGACAGACTTAAAAACGCCGCTGCCACGAAAAAGCTAGCCATATTCGATGCATTTGAAATACTCAATCGTATCAACGAAGAAGAGGCTATGCTCGATAACAAGCCTGTAGAGAAGGAAGATAAGAAGTCTTTTTCTGGTTTTGCGGAAAGAAGATCTAGGTAATGTACGAGCAAACACTGTATAACATAGTAGAACCGATAAAGCAGAGTACTGTAAAAAGGTACAACAAAGCTAAAAAATGGAAGTACGGTTACAATAAAGAGTTTGATTTTATTGTGATTAGTAAGTCAGGGCAAATTGGTGATATCTACGAAATACAGAATCTTAGAATAGCTTTACCTAAGCAAACTAAAGTCCACACATTTGAAGAAAAAAAGTGGACACCATTCGATTATCCCAAAGAGCTCGGAAGAATTAAAAGTGTTTTTGACTGGAAAAATTATCCAGACGAGTTTAAAGAAAATTGGGAGCAATACATTGACGAAGAGTTTAACAGGAGAGAAGAGGGTTTCTGGTTTAAAAACAATGGTATACCTACTTACATTACTGGTACTCACTACATGTACTTACAGTGGTCAAAGATCGACGTTGGTAAACCAGACTTTCGTGAGGCAAACAGATTATTCTACATATTCTGGGAAGCATGCAAGGCTGATTCAAGGTCTTACGGCATGTGCTACCTTAAAAACAGACGGAGTGGTTTCAGCTTCATGTCTAGTTCTGAAACTGTCAACCAAGCAACAATAACATCAGATGCTAGGTTTGGTATACTCTCTAAATCAGGTGCTGATGCGAAGAAGATGTTTACAGATAAGGTGGTTCCTATTTCGGTTAACTACCCCTTCTTTTTCAAACCTATACAAGACGGTATGGACAGACCTAAATCTGAACTGGCTTATAGGGTACCTGCTTCTAAACTAACAAGAAAATCAATTAAGAAAACAGACGAAGAGATACTTGAGGGACTAGATACTACAATTGACTGGAAAAACACTGGTGATAACTCGTACGATGGTGAAAAGCTTAGGTTGCTTGTTCACGATGAAAGCGGTAAGTGGGAAAAGCCTGATAATATATTAAATAACTGGCGTGTTACAAAAACATGTCTAAGACTTGGTTCTCGTATTATTGGTAAGTGTATGATGGGCTCAACATCAAACGCACTTGACAAGGGTGGTGAAAACTTTAAAAAGTTATATTACGACTCTGACGTCACACAAAGAAACAGGAATGGACAAACGAAATCAGGTCTTTACAGCTTGTTCGTTCCAATGGAATGGAACTATGAGGGCTTTATCGACGAGTATGGCAACCCCGTATTTGACACACCCGCACAAGCGGTGCTTGGCCCACATGGAGATGAAATCGACATTGGTGTCATCGAAAACTGGGAAAACGAAGCAGAAGGGCTGAGAGGTGATCAAGATGCTTTAAACGAATTTTATCGTCAGTTTCCTCGTACAGAAGAGCACGCTTTTAGAGATGAGACTAAAAATAGCATTTTCAACTTATCTAGGATATATGATCAAATAGATTTTAACGAAGGTGTATCAAGAGATGGTTTGGTAACAAGAGGTGGTTTTCACTGGGAAGATGGCGTAAAAGATACCAATGTATTTTTCTCACCAGATCCTAATGGTAGGTTTATAATTTCTTGGGTACCAGATAAACAACTCCAAAACCAAGTGATAATAAAAAATGGGGTGAAATATCCTGGTAATGAACACATGGGTGCGTTTGGATGTGACTCTTATGATATTAGCGGTACAGTTGATGGCAAGGGTTCTAATGGTGCTCTACACGGTTTAACCAAGTTCTCAATGGAAAATGCGCCACCAAACTTATTTTTTCTTGAATACGTTGCTAGGCCGAAAACAGCTGAGATATTTTTTGAGGACATACTCAAAGCCTTGGTTTTTTACGGCATGCCTGTTTTAGCGGAGAACAACAAACCTAGGTTTTTATACTTTTTAAAACAAAGAGGTTATAGAGGTTTTTCTATGAACAGGCCAGATAAAGTTTGGAATAAGCTTTCTGCTACAGAAAAAGAGATAGGAGGTATACCAAACAGTAGTGAAGATATTAAGCAAGCACATGCTGCTGCCATAGAAACCTACATTGAAAACCACGTAGGTCAAGTAAACGATGGTGAGTACGGTGCAATGTACATGAACAGAACCTTGAACGACTGGGCTAGGTTCGATATAAACAAAAGAACTAAGTTTGATGCATCTATTAGCTCGGGCTTAGCAATCATGGCTTGCAACAGACATCTGTACAGGCCTGTAGGAGAGAGAACAAAAACCACTATAGATTTTGGTTTTTCTAAATATAAAAACAGCGGTAATATATCGCAGATAATATAAGATTATGGCTGAGTCAGTTGTAAAGAGTTATTTTCCTAGCCAAGTTGCTAGTGATCAAGAAAAACTAAGTCCTGAGTATGGTTTGAAAGTAGCAAAGGCTATCGAGGACGAGTGGTTCAAAAGAGACGGTGGAGTTTACAGGTTCCACAGTAATCAAGAAACATTTCACACGCGTAGACAATACGCTAGAGGAGAGCAGTCTATCCAGAAATACAAAGACGAGCTTTCTATCAACGGTGATCTATCATATCTAAACCTAGACTGGAAGCCAGTTCCGATTATACCTAAATTTGTAGATATAGTTGTTAATGGTATTTCAGAGAGAACATACGATGTAAAAGCATTTGCTCAAGATCCTTTTGGTATTGAAAAGCGTACCAACTACATGGAGTCTATATTGAGGGATATGCAGACCAAACAATTAAACGACTTTGCTGAACAAGCGTTTGGCATCTCAATGTATGAAAACCCAAAGCAATCTTTACCTGAAACAACTGAAGAGCTTGAGCTACACATGCAGCTATCGTATAAGCAGTCTATTGAGATCGCTGAGGAGCAAGCTATCAGAACTTTACTCGAGGATAACAAATACGAGAACACTAGAAAAAGACTTAACTATGATCTTACTGTTCTTGGTATGGCTTGCGTTAAAAATAGCTTCAACACATCTGAGGGGATTAAAGTAGAGTACGTTGATCCTGCTTCGCTTGTTTATTCTTTTTCAGAATCGCCTTACTTTGATGATATATATTACGTAGGTGAGGTAAAAAACGTACCTGTTAACGAGCTTAAAAAGCAGTTTCCAGAACTAGATGATGATCAGCTTGACGAAATACTAAAGAAAAGTATTCACGACAGAGGGCATTACAGCAACTCACCTAGAAACAACCACACTGTAGACGTCAACACGGCTCAAGTTTTGTACTTTAACTACAAGACGTACATGAACGAGGTTTACAAAGTTAAAGAAACAGGCACAGGTGCTAGCAAAATCATATTGAAAGACGATCAGTTTAACCCGCCTGCTGATCTAGAAGGCAAGTTTGGTAAAATCTCTAGATCGTTAGAGGTTGTTTACGAAGGAGCTCTTATATTGGGTACTGATATACTATTGCAATGGGAACTCTCTAAAAACATGATGAGACCAAAGAGCGACGATGCTAAAGTAAAAATGAACTACAGCATGGTGGCACCTCGTATCTACCAAGGTCGTATTGAGTCTTTAGTATCAAGAATTACCAGCTTTGCTGACATGATTCAGCTCACTCACTTGAAGCTACAACAAGTATTAACACGTATGGTGCCAGATGGTATCTACATCGATGCTGATGGTCTAGCTGAGATCGATCTAGGTAACGGTACTAACTACAACCCGCAAGAAGCGCTTAATATGTTCTTCCAAACGGGTAGTATTATTGGTAGGTCATTTACATCAGAGGGTGATATGAATCCAGGTAAAGTACCTATTCAAGAAGTTACATCAGGTGCTGGTGGTCAAAAGATTACTGCACTTATAAACACATACAACTATTACCTACAGATGATCCGTGATGTTACGGGTCTGAACGAAGCTCGTGATGGTTCTATGCCTGACAAAAACGCTCTTGTCGGTGTACAAAAGCTAGCTGCTGCTAATTCAAACACAGCTACTAGACATATCTTACAGTCTAGTTTATTCCTTACAGCTGAGCTTGCGGAGTGTTTATCGCTACGTATTTCAGATGTAATAGAGTTCTCGCCAACTAGAAATTCTTTGATTAACAAGATTGGCGCTCATAACACGGCTATTATCAGTGAACTTCACGACATACACATTCACGATTTTGGTATTTTCATAGAACTAGCACCTGACGAAGAAGAGAAACAGTTGTTGGAAAACAACATACAACAGGCACTTGCTCAGCAAAGCGTAGATCTTGAGGATGCTATTGATATCAGAGAGATAAAAAACGTTAAGTTAGCTAATCAGCTATTAAAACTCAGAAGACGTAAGAAGAGAGAGCTTGATCAACAAACGGCTCAGCAAAACATGCAAGCGCAAGCTCAGGCTAACGCTCAGACACAGCAGGTTGCAGCACAAGCAGAAGCTCAGAAGCAACAGGTTATCTCTCAGGGTAAGGCTCAGTTAGCTCAGTTACAAGCTCAGCTTGAAATGCAGAGACTACAAAGCGAAGCTCAGATCAAGAAAGAATTGATGGCGCAAGAGTTTGATTACAACATGCAGTTAAGAAATGTAGATGCCTCATCCGCTAAAAACAAAGAAAAGTACAAAGAAGATCGTAAAGACGGTAGAACAAAGATCCAGGCTAGTCAACAAAGCGAGCTTATTGATCAAAGAAAAAACAATAAACCGCCTAAGAACTTTGAATCGTCTGGTAACGATACTCTTACAGGAAACTTTGGATTAGGTTATTTTGAACCTAAGTAATATAAATTAGTAGTATCTTTTAATATTTTATTTATTCATGGAAGAAGAAAACAAAGTGAGCCAAGAACAATTGGTTCAAGAAAAAGCTAAAGATGACGGTGTCGTCAAAGTAGATTTAAGAAACTTTAAACAAGAAGAAGATGGCTTACAAAGCGAAAATAATGAAGAGACCGGAGTGCGGGTGCCAAGTGGGGACGTGCAACTGTCAGACGATGCCGATGCCTCAGCCGATCAACCAGAAAGCTCAGACGCCGGCGAAGTACGGGAAGTCAGCAGCGAAGATGGTTCAGAGCCCGCTGGCGAAGTACGGGTGCTCGAGGAAGTAACAGAAGAAGAGACAGAAGAACCGGTTTCTGAGAACTTAGAAGAAGAGCCAGAGCCTGAAAAGGTCGAAGATGAAAAGGTAAACATTAATTTACCCGAGAACATCGAGAAGCTAGTTGAGTTTATGAATGAGACTGGTGGTAGCTTGGAAGACTACGTGCAGCTTAATAGAGACGTTGATACACTAGATGATAGACAGTTGATTGTAGAATACTACAGGTCAACAAAGCCACATCTAAACAGCGATGAAATTAACTTCTTAATTGAAGATAGTTACTCTTTTGATGAGCAACTAGACGACGAAAGAGACATAAGACGTAGAAAACTGCTTTACAAAGAAGAAGTTCAAAATGCTAAAAAGCATTTGAATGAAACAAAAAGCAAGTATTACGACGATATAAAAGCTGGTAGTAGGTTAACACCTGATCAGCAAAAAGCAGTTGATTTTTTCAACCGCTATGAAGAAGAAAATAAAGAGTCATCTCAGCTAGCTGAAAGACAAGCGAATGTATTCGTAAAGAAGACTGATGCGCTTTTCAATGACAAGTTCAAAGGTTTTGAATATAGTGTCGGAGAGAAAAAGTATCGCTTCAATGTCAAAGATGCTAGTAAAGTTAAAGAGACTCAAAGCGATCTAAGTAATTTCACGAGAAGGTTTCTCGATAAAGACATGACTATAGGTGACGCTAAGGGTTATCATAAAGCTTTATTTACAGCAATGAACGCAGATGCTGTAGCTGAACACTTTTACCAACAAGGTAGAGCTGATGCGGTTAAGGAAAGTTCTGCACGTGCGAAAAATGTAAACATGGATCCACGTGGCCAACACGAACAGACTACTCAAATCGGCGGCATGAAGGTAAGAGCCGTAAGTGGAGATGATTCTGGAAGACTGCGTATTAAAATAGGTAAATAACTCTAAAAAAAATAAATAATGAGTTTTCAGTCGCAGGGAGCATTCCCGGCAGGTTTAACGCCTGCACCAACTAAGACGTTGTTCGATAAAAACTATCTGAACATCGCAGACAATGACTTTAACTTCGCTAAGCAATTCTTGCCAGAAGTTTATGAAAAAGAAGTAGAGCGCTACGGTAACAGATCAATCTCATCTTTCTTGAGAATGGTAGGTGCTGAAATGCCAATGGCTTCTGATGAAGTTGTATGGACAGAACAAGGTCGTCTACACATTGCATACGACGGTGCTAAAGTTGCTACAGCTAACACAGCTACTGATAAAACCCTTAACATTACTGGTCACGCTATCCGTCAAGGACAGACTATCATCGTTTCTAAAGGATACGATACTGTTAAGGCTTTCGTTCAGTCTGTTGCTACTGACAGCATTGAAGCTTACCCACTTACTCAAGCAAACTGGCCTGCTAGCTTCGTAGCTTCAACTAACCCAGATTTGAAAGTATTCGTTTACGGTTCTGAGTTCGCTAAGGGTTCAGCTGGTATGCAAGGTTCTATCGACGCTGGTTTCCAGAAGTTCACTAACTCTCCAATCATCATGAAAGACAGATACCAAATCAATGGTTCTGACACTGCACAGATCGGTTGGGTTGAAGTTACTTCTGAGCTAGGTACATCAGGTTACTTATGGTACTTGAAGTCTGAGCACGAAACTCGCGTTCGTTTCGAAGACTACTTGGAAATGACAATGGTAGAAGCTGAAAAAGCTACTCAGACTATCAACATTCTTGACACAGACGGTTCTACTGATACTGGTCACGATGTAAGAGGTACTGAAGGTTTGTTCGCGGCTATCGAGAACAGAGGTTTGGTATTCCAAGATCACGACTTCAACAACGCGTCAGGTTTATCCGGTCTTGCTGATTTTGACGTTATCTTGAAAGAACTTGACAAGCAAGGTGCTATCGAAGAAAACATGCTTTTCTTGCAACGTGGTACTGCGCTTCACATTGACAACATGTTGGCTCGTGCTAACTCTTACGGTTCTGGCGGTACTTCTTACGGAGTATTCGACAACAGCGAAGAAATGGCATTGAACCTAGGTTTCTCTGGTTTCCGTCGTGGTTCTTACGACTTCTACAAGACTGACTGGAAATACTTGAATGACGCTGCTACTCGCGGTCTTACTGATGATATCGACGGTGTACTCGTACCTGCAGGTGTATCTACAGTATACGACCAAACTTTGGGTAAAAACATTCAACGTCCTTTCCTACACGTTCGTTACCGTGCTTCTGAAGCAGACGATCGTCGTATGAAGTCTTGGATTACTGGTTCTGTTGGTGGTAACTACACTAGTGACATCGACGAAATGAACGTACACATGCTTTCTGAAAGATGTTTGTGTGTTCAAGGAGCTAACAACTTTGTATTGTTCACTGATACAAGTGGAGCTGGTGGTGCTTAATTAAGCAACTAGTTTTTAGAATAGCCCCCGGCCTTGTGTCGGGGGTAATTCTTAACCTTTATTATATAATTATATTATGGCAAAAGCAAAAAAAGCTCCTGCTGCTGAGTGGGAGATTAAAGATCGAGTTTATTACCTAAAGGGTAATAAGAAACCATTAGTGATGACACTTCCTAGCAAACACAGCGAGAAAAGATCATTACTTTACTTTGATGAAGAAAAAGGGTATCAAAGAGAATTACGTTACGCTACTAACCAACCTAGTGTATTTGCAGACGAGCAAGAAGGACCAGTAACGTTAGAACACGTGATGTTTAGAGATGGTGCACTGTATGTGCCAAGAAGAAATCAAGCGCTACAAAAGCTACTCTCTCTTTACCATCCTTTAAAAAACAGAATGTACGAAGAATTTGACGCTGTTAAAGAAGCGGTTGATGATTTGGAATACATCCAGTTTGAACTAGAAGCCCTAAACCTAGCAGCAGCTATGGATGTCGACCAAGCAGAAGCTATTATGAGGGTAGAATATGGTTCTAAGGTATCTGAGATGACTTCTAAGGAGATCAAACGAGATATCATACTGTTTGCTAAAAGAAATCCTGGTTTGATGATAGAACTCGCTAATGACGAGAACGTTGAACTAAGAAGTATGGGCGTTAAATCTGTTGAAGCTGGCATCCTGAAGCTAGCGAGCGACCAACGCACATTTAATTGGGCAAGCAACGGCCGTAAGGTCATGACGGTGCCTTTTGATGAAAATCCTTACTCTGCGTTAGCTGCTTACTTTAAGACTGACGAAGGTATAGAGGTTTATCAAAACATCGAAAAAAGGTTGAAATAAACAGTTGAGGGGTGATTAAATAAAATAGTCACCCCTTTAACAAATAAAATATAAAATGGCAGTAAGTGTAGACACCGTATATCAGAGGGTATTAGCCATACTCAATAAAGAACAAAGAGGTTATGTAACACCTGAGGAGTTTAACCTTTTTGCCAACCAAGCTCAATTAGATATTTTTGAGCAATACTTCTACGATATCAACCAGTTTGGTAGGATGCACGGTAATGACACCGAGTACTCAGACATGCTTGATAACCTCAACGAGAAGATCAGCTACTTTGAAAAGACAGCTAACTTAACCTACTCTAGTAATCACTTCCAATTACCAAGTGATCTATACAGAGTGGGTACTCTTGTTTATAACAACAAAGAGGTTGAGAGAGTAAACAAAAACGAATACTTGTATATAGCTTCAGCTCCACTGGCAAAGCCTACAGACAAAAGACCTATATACACTAAAGACACTAGTGGTTTCAAAGTATATGGTGCTGCTGAGTTTGACAACGCAAAAACAGTAAGTATCAACTACATCAAGAAGCCGTCAAAGGTAATTTGGAACTACAAAACAGTTCTCGGTAATGCTCAGTACAAGGCTACCGGTTCTGTTGATTTTGAGCTAGAACCTTCCGAAGAAGTTGATCTAGTGATCAAGATATTAGGTATGTGTGGTGTTGAGGTTAGAGACTTGAGCATCTACCAACTAGCTACACAGGAAGAGATTAGAGATACACAAGAAGAAAAGCAATAATAAATGGGATTATTTTCAGGAACACAAGAAGATTACTACACTGGGTCTGAGTTTGGAGGGTACCAGTTTGTCTCTATAGATGATCTCATCAATAACTTTATTATAGCTTACGTTGGTGAAGACAAGATCATATCTAAGATAAAAAGAACGGATGTTGCCTTTCACGCACATAGAGCTTTACAAGAATTAAGCTACGATACAACAAGGTCTTATAAGGCTTACGAGATCGAGGTTCCGCCATCGCTAACCATGGTACTACCTCACGACTACGTAAACTATGTAAAGATGAGTTGGAGAGACGATGCTGGTATTGAGAGAGTTATCTATCCAGCTATCAAAACTTCTAATCCTTCAGCGATCGTTCAAGATGCTGATTACGACTACACGTTTGACGCTAGTGGTAATCTAGTATTAGCTTCAGATTCTGAAACATGGACAAAGTACAAAGCTGGTACAGCAGACAACACTGAACAACACGATGCACCTGAGTTTGATGCTACGTTCGGTGCTAGGTTTGGTATGGACCCGCAGTTTTCGCAAGCTAATGGTAGTTTTTATATTGATGACATAAAATCTAAGATTCACTTTGGATCTGAAATGACCGGGCGTATAGTCACACTTAAATACATTAGCGACTCTGTTGCTACTGATGCTGAAATGAAAGTACATAAGTTCGTTGAGGAAGCGGTGTACAAGCATATTGCTTATGGCGTACTTTCCACCCGCGCGAATATACCTGAATACATTGTGGCTAGATTTAAAAAAGAAAGGTTTGCTGCTAAGAGAAACGCTAAATTACGTTTGTCTAATATCAAACTAGAAGAGTTGACGCAGATACTACGCGGTAAGTCTAAACAGATAAAACACTAACAAATGCCAGAATTAAAGCGTCTTTTCACATCGGGTAAAATGAACAAGGATCTCGATGAGAGACTAGTACCCAACGGTCAATACAGAGATGCCCAGAATATTCAAGTGAGTGATTCTGAAGGTTCTGATGTTGGCGCGGTAGAAAGTGTAGTAGGTAATACAAAGAGAAGTAAAAAAAGTAATGCCGCTAACGATGTTTGGCAAGCTAACTTTGGCCTTACAAACCCAGCTTGTATTGGTGTAGCTAGAGATACTTTGAACAATAAAGTATACTGGTTTATCACATCTGACTCTTGTGACGCTATATTAGAGTATGACGAGTCTACAGAGTTTATAGCTCCAGTGCTTGTAGATTCGGGTAGTATACTAGACTTTAACAAAGGCAACCTTATAACAGGTGTTAATGTTTTTGAAGGATTATTAGCTTGGACAGATGATAGAAACGAGCCTAGAATAATAAAAGTAGATACATTTAAATCAGCAACAACAACCACCATAGGCAGCGCAAGAACACTTTCTGGTGTAACAACTAGCGTTTACGGTAGATCTTTTCTAGCTAGTGACGTAACTGTTATCAAAAAAAAGCCAAACGCTGCGCCTACTATAACATTAAAATCCACGCTTAAAACAGGTAGTGGTTTAGGCTGTGGTGTAAACCAGGTTAACGTTAATGTTAACTTCGCTATTACGGAAGGTAGTAGTTACAGACTTCCAGGCATCGGAGAAACTAAAACTATAAACTTTAAAGGTTCGCCAGATTGGGCTGTAAACGACGTTATACTTTTTAGTGCTTCAAAAGAAAATGATGAAAATTTTACAGACGAATACTTTGTAAGAGCTCAGGTAAATAATATACAATCTTTTTCAGGACCACCTGTGACGTCTAACATTATAGTTGAAATACTTTCTATATCTCAAAACACACAAAATCTAACATACGCGTGGGAAGTTGTACTAGAGGAAGAGCCACCTTTATTTGAAGATGATTTTCCTAGGTTTGCTTACCGCTGGAGATACAACGATAACCGATACTCCCCTTTTTCACCTTTTTCTTCAGTTGCTTTTATTGGAGACTCTTTTGATTTTACACCTTATAAAGGCATAAACAAGGGTATGACAAACTACGTTAGGAGTGTTGAGTTAAGTGGTTTTTCAACAGCGCCTAAAGACGTAGACAAAATAGAGATATTATACAAAGATACTAGCTCTAACAACGTTTACAAGGTAGACGAGATAGACATCACAGAAACAACTTTTGATATAGAATCAAAAATATTTGGGGCTGTAATTCCATCTAATCAATTATTGAGACCCTATGACAATGTGCCTAGAAAAGCAAAATCGCAAGAGCTGATAGGTAATAGACTTGTTTATGGTAACTACGTGCAAAACTTTGATTTGCTAGATGGCTCTTCTAAGATTACCCCAGCTTTGTCTACGAGTGTAACTTCTACCGCTCACAGCTCTGTTGGTGATCCAAAGTCTAGTGTAAAGACTATGAGAAACTACCAGTTAGGAGTTGTTTATCTTGATGATTACGGCAGAGAAACACCTGTGTTTACCTCAACAGACGCGGCTATTTTAGTTTCTAAATCAGAGTGTGCTAAAACAAACAAACTAAGAGTTGATATAACTACAGAGGCGCCTGACTTTGCTACTCATTACAAAATAGTAGTAAAAGAAACATCTAACGAATACTATAACCTGGTTCTAGATAGGTTTTATAAAGCTGACGATGGTAATGTTTGGTTAAGTT